GAGCCTGTTGAAAGGTCTGTTGAGCCTGAACGAACGCGCAAGTTGATTTGGTTTTGTGCTGCAGTCTGACGCGCTGAAGGTGTAAAGACGACACGGTAATTCGTAAACGATGACGTGAAAATACTAGTGAAATTAATGGCCGTATTATTGCTAACAGTTCCCGAAGCAATGTACACCAGCCCTGAGTTTGCCAGATACGTGTTCGTATCGGCAGCCGTCAGCACCTCACCCGTAGTAAAAGTCTTTATGGCCATAGTTAATATCCTAACTTGTTGAAGTCGAGTCGCCCGAACACCGCATTGTTTAGCAGCAGATAGGCGTTTAGATCAGCACCCGACACGTAATAAGTGTAAGTAGAAGATTCAGGCGTTGCCGTCATGCTGGCACCCTCAATGACACAAGAAAACACAGTGCCACGGAACGTCACATTGACCTGAGTACCAGGCAAAGACGCAAAGCCAGTCTCGACTCCATAGCCCGGATAGTAAGCCGATATCTGATCAAGCTTAAACACGGTTTGCGCTTCCGCTAGGCAACTAAAAGACAGCAATGCAAAGTCTTGGTCTTTGTAGTTAGCCAGCAAATAATTGGCAAAGTCTGTGGCTTGGCTAGTGCTTGCGTTCAAGGTATTCATTAACAATGTGCGGTAGTTGCCACCGCCAGTGTCCACAGTGACCGGTGCAAAACCTTCAGGATCAACAGTGACCTGGGTGTAAAAGTTGTCTGCATAGCTGCCAAAGTTGACGCTGTTGTACACCTGACTGGTGGCGTTATTTGCTACGTCACTAAAATTAACTGTCCCAACCTTTTGCTCAAAGGCTGTCAGTACGCGCATGTTGATATCGTCAGAATCCCAGATACGGCCATTTAAGGTTATGAGTACTTTGTTGAGCCAATCGGCCCACGTGCTTGAGACAGTTGTTGCACCTAGCGGTTGGGTGTTGGTCACGGCAGTATTAACTGGGGTTGAGCTAGCGCTAGCGCAATCATCTAGCTGGTTGTACAAAGTGTCTGCAGCCATTGCATAATTTTCGCCTTGCTTACGGCCAAGTTGTGAGAACACCCCTTCAACAGAGATTGTGAGCCTGTCGGCGTTGCCAACACCGCCTGCGTATGGGATGCCATATTGGATGATTGTGTTGTTAATAACACCACTAAACAATGCGATACCAGTGGTTAGGTTTACAACTCTGATGTAGTTGCCTGGCACCAAATCAGTGATGGGGCTGGCGTATCCAGTTGGGTATCTAATTTCAATGTTGCCGGTGCTGGCGTTGTACTGATCTAACTGGCGTTGCCTACCGATATTTAGATTGATGCTTTGCACATTGTCTAAAGCAATAAAAGTAGGGGCTAGCCCTTCGTAAGAGTAAGAGACTTCGTAATCTTGTGGCATTAGTAGTTATTGCTTACCTTGATAGGCACAGAGCCGTTTTGCCTCATGTAGGTGCGTAGCGCGTTAACAACAGCGTTAGGGTCGCCACCGTTTACGTTAATAGTGACACCGCCACCCATGCCACCCATTTTGTCTAACGGAATAACAGCCTCTGGGCCTGCCTCGCCAATAAGCGCCATAGTCGGGCTAGTGACAATGCCGCCGGTAGCCATTGCTTTGTAGTCAAGTCCTGCAGGGTTTGCGCCACCATCATCGCTACCGCCGCCACCTATACGGCCAAGGCTGACCTGTCCAAGTGTGCCGATGTCTTTGCCAGGCTTAATCAAGTTAATGCCCTTAATGACAACGTTGATCATTTTTATGTAGCCATTGACAATAAACTCAAAGTAGCTAGCAATGCCGTTTGCGACACTGTGCACTACTTTGCGAAAACCTTCAAACTTTGCGTAGGCAACAGCAAGCCCAGCAATGAGCAAACCAATAGCAACAACAGTTAGCCCGATTGGGTTAGCAGTCAGTACAGCGTTAAATACAAGTTGTATGGCTGCAGCTGCTTTTGTGATTGCTGTGTAAGCAGTCATGGCCGCGTTTACGCCAACAATGGCAAGCGCCAGGCCGCCAATACCTACAGCCAGGACAGCAAACGTGGTGGTATGTTCTTGTGCAAATTGACCTAACTTTTGCAGTACCGGCAGAGCTTTTTCTACAGCTGGCAACAGTGCAGCGCCCACACCTTCTTTGGCTTCTTGCAGTGCAATGCCTAGACGCTTCATCGAGCCTGCAGCAGTGTTAGCAGAGTCCACAGCTGCACCACCGAAGGTCTTAGACATTTCAGCCATGACTTCATCCATAGATGCGCCGTCTTTAATCATTTGCTTTAGCTCTGGCGACAGTTTTGCTAGGGCAGTCATGTTTCCGCCATACGCACGTTCCATTGCCTTAGTAACACTTTCAAGCGAAACGCCCTTGGCTGCGGCCACATCCATAGCAAGGTTTGTGGCTTTTTGTGCTTCGCCAATGTCTTTAGTAGCGCGGACTAAACCAGCAAGCGCTGGGCGTAACTCATCGTCTGTAACACCTTTAAGCTGGCCTTGCTTTGTTATGTAATCCTCAACGCTTTTAATCTGGTTATCTGTTGCGCCAGTGGTTTTTTGCAGTTGTCGAGCAAGCAAAGTCTGGGCCTGCTCATCTTCCATGGCGCTTTTAACAGCCATGCCTAAGCCACTAGCAAGCCCTGCAACTGCAACGGCTGCATATTTGTTTGCCTTACCAATTGCGTACTTTGCTTTGGCTTGCGCGCCTTCTAAATCCTTAAAGCCCTTTTCGGCTTGCTTTAATCCTTTGTCATTGAAACTCGTCAGGATAGGTAGGTAAATAGCCATTAGCCAGCCCTCTTTTGTAGTGTGTTTTCTGACAGTCTGGCCATTAACGCTCGATTAGCGTCAGCAATTACTTCATCAACGGCTTTCATAATGTCTGCTGCGCCTTGCTCTGCGATAAATGCACGTGATCGCCACAAGCCGCGCTGTGGCTTGCCAAAAACATTAGTAAGCAAGCGTGAAAAGTCACTGTTGTTTTTAGACCCTGCCTGGCTAAACAGTGCGCCAGCTGCGCTTTTCTGCACCAGGGTGACTAGCGGCGTGATGCCTTGACCACGTGCGCGGCCACCAACCATAATTTGCACACCTTTGTCTACAGCAGTTTTGTCGTAGGCCAATCTGCCCTTTTTGCCTTTTTTGCTTGGTGCCCAGCCGTGAATCATGGTGATACCAATGTCGGCAGGGAATTGCTTACGGCCTTCCTCAAGCATTGCTGGGCTACTAGCCTTAATTTTGGCGGCGGCCTTAAAACGCGCTGATTTGTCTAACTTACTTAGCTCTGACAGTGCCTGCTTTAAGCCTGTAATTTCTACACTGGTGGCAACGCTCATGGCTTTCGGCTTTCGTTTAACAGCTTAATCGTGGTGTTTAGATCAGCAATGTCAAACTCTACAGCAGGTGGCCACCAGCCTGTGGCTACTAGGAGACTTGCTAGGGAATGGCGGTAGGTTCCGCTTGGGTAGGGTTTGCCGGATCATTATCCACCACTTCCAAAGTCACCAGGCGCTTGATGAAGTCGTCAAGCACTACAGGCACTGTGATGCCAGCAACCTTGCTTGACTCGTAAGCCATAAAGGCCAAGTCCTCAATGCTTATGCCTTGCTCACCAATAGTGCTGGACTTGCGCTTGTATTTGCGTTCCCATTGCACAATGACGTACAGACTGGTCGTGACTTCGTACGGGCCTTCGCCCGCGTCTACCTTAAGGGTTAGTTTCATGTCGGGTTCCTTTTGTTAATTAGGGTGTGATGTCTCGAGCGTAGGTACCGCCGATGAATGACGCGGTAATCATTGACAGTTCGCCTACAGAGCCAGTGATTGGTGTGTAGTCCACCAGCTGCATGTTGATAATTGTGTACTCAGGGTTTGATGGGCCTTCGCTAACTCCTGATGGCGAGATGACTAGTTGTGTAGTACCTGTGCCCAAATTGGCGAACAATGTGGCCTCAACCTCGCCAGTGCCATAGCTCAGATACATCTCAAGTTCTACAGATACGGTTTGTAGACCTGGCACAAAACGGTGACCGGTATCGCCAAAGGCTGTGGACTCAAGCGAGTCAACACCAAGTGTGATAGTTGCGCTACGGCACTGGTCTGTCAGATCGACAGCTGCACCACCTGTGGTTGGCGAAAGATTGACGGTTGGGTTAGTGAGATATGTCGAAGTGGCCACGTTAATGCTCCTGTGTTAAACGGTGCCGGGTGCCGTATCTGTTGTTAGTTCTAGCAGATAATACTAGTCCGTTGGCGTATGTCATTGCTTCTGTGCCTGCATCGCCATTTGTAGATCATAAGCAGGGTAGGTAGCGCCACCAATTTCTAGCGATGACGGCTGTCCTGCCATGATTACAACGCTTGAGCCAAGGACTGTGGCCACGATGCTAAGGATGTTTTCAAGGACATTTTGGGCTGCGGTGCCACTGCCAATAACACGTACTGGGATGGTGACGCGCACGATGTTGCCACCGCCTGCGATTGTCTCAAAACTGGGTGCATCGAGAAAGACACAGTTAGGCACAATTTTTGTGGGGTCACTTACTACGCGTAAGCCTGTCACTGCTGTGAGTGTGGCTTTGAGGTCTTGCATAGCCTCGTTGAGAAGCCCTGTGGCAGGCATTAAGCCACCTGTGGGCGGTCTATGCCCAACAGCTGTTTAATGACCGGTGTCATGGCGCTGACGGGTGCCGACCCCATGCCATCAAACGTGGCAAAAGTGTCTTGAACGGAACCTCGAGCGCGCCACAGTGCAGCTGCATACATTGCTGTGCCCAGCGAAACGTCATGCCCGGGTGAGGTTGTCAGGCTGTCAAAATAGCCCGACTCCTGACGCCTGCGATAACAGAAATCATTTGCCGCATTAGTGGCCTGTGTCGCCAGTGTGTAGTCGTCACTTGGGTTAGTGATATCTACACCTAGGTATGTGATCAGTGCAGCCGTAGTTACCCATGTGCAGTTCTGCGTGTAAGTAATCGTGCCAGTAGCTGACGCTGTGCGATTAACGTCTGTGCCGGTGCAAGCAAAGAGCACCTGGTTAGGAATGCTGACATTGGCGTTAAATAACAGATCACCTTCTGTGTCTATGCCGATGTACTCATACTTGGGCAGGGCATAGACCACGAAGGTGCCGTTAAAGGGTGCAGCAACACTGGCAACAGTGATGGATTGGCCCACCTCTATTTCAGTGTCGGTCAGTGTTTGTAGCACTGCATAGTTGTCTAGCAGTTGCTTAAAAGTGACTGTGTATGTAGCCATCGGCGGTAGCCGCCTTTCGGACTAAGCGATTACGATGCCCTGAATGAAGCTTGACTTGGCAACGAATGTTGCAAAGTAGCCGTAGTAAGAGAACGTGCGGCTCAAGGTGCTTGGGTTAGCGATTGAGAGAACGCCTTGCTGTGCTTCGTAGATTTCGTAGCCAGGTGCGTAAACAACAAGCATTGTTCCTGATGCAAAGTTGTTATCCACAACAAGGTTAAGGCCCATGACATCCATACCGGTGTACTGCAGGCCACCTACGCGACCAATGCTGTTTTGTCCGATGACACCGTTGGTGGTGTAACCAAGAACTGGGCGTTTTGAGCCATCGAGCTGGCTTCCCAATTTTTCCCAGACATCTGGTGACACGCAAAGGTGGGTTGGGAAGTAGTTGCTGTCCTCTGTGATTTCACGCGCTGCGTCATACAGTGCGCTAATCAGTGATGATGGGTTGTCAGCGGTGACAGTCCATGTCGAGCCTGAAGCTGTTTTACCACTAACCAAGTTGTCGGCTGCAATGTTGTCAGTTGCAATGAGGTACTCACCAGCAAGGTCATTCAAGATCAGGTTCATTGACGCTGGATCAGTGAAGTCCATGTCCTGCATTGTCAGCGTGACTTGACCAGCAACAGTTGTTTTTGTGACTGTGTTTGAAGCAATGACCATGGTTGTAGCAGATACTGCTGAGCCTTCGGTCTGTGTTGCTGCACTGGTGTGAGTCGTGATTGTTGGGCGCACGAAAGTCTTGCTTGGTGTGTTCGGCATGGCGCGAGCACCAAAGGCTGAAACTACTGGGCGTACAAAGTTCAGGTCTTGGAACAATGGCCCAAGAACTGGCACTGGCAAAAGTCCCGGTGTATCAGTTGTAAGAACGTCACCAGCAGCTGCTTGAAGTGCTGTCTGTTGATCGCGTACTGCTTCTTTGTATGCAGCGTTTACGTTTTGGAACGTGTCGCCACCTGCGTGCATTGCTGCAAGGTATTCGCCTGGGGTTGGCATAACAAACTTGCGTTTTGGCTGGGCAAAAATTGATGATGCTTCGATGACTTCTGGGGCTGGTGTTTCTGACACTGGGTTCTCCTGTGGTTCGGTAACTTCAGGCTCATCGGGTGCCGTTTCTGTATTATTGCTCAAGTCATCCTCTGATGTGGGGATACTCGCTGCAACATCTGTAATGGTAGCACCGCTAAAGGCTGGCTGGGGAACGAGTGACAGCTCCATCCAGTCGGCTGCTTCCACGATCATGACCCCATCTTCGTTGTACGAAAACTTGGTTGGGTTTACGCCTACTGAAACTGAGTCGAGTACGCCATCGGCTGCCAAGACTAAAGCCTCATCGCCAAGGGCTGTGGTTGACACTTTGGCTGTGAAATACATGGCTTCTTCATCGTCTGTGCGCTCAGTGACTAGGCCAATGGCCTGGCTGGCATCGTGGCTCATGTAGAGCTTGGGTGCTTTGCCTTCTGTTGGCAATGAGCCAGGCAGGAAAGAAACTGTCTGGCCACCTGAGACTGTGGCTTCCACGTTGTATGGCAAGGCAATGCCTGTAATGGTGCGCTTAGGGCTGCCATCTTGGGCGGCATCTACGGTAAAAGTTGAGCTGGTAAAGCGCATCATGCGAGGGACTCCTGTGTGTTTTCTGCTGGTTGTTTTGTCATTTTGTCGGCCACATAGTTTTCTTCTAGGTAGTCATCAGTGTCAAACTTTACATAGGTGCCACGAGGTAGCACGTTGTTCATGCTCAGCGTTGAGGCTATGCAATCGGCGTATGGCTTGACACCAAAGATATAAAGATCAGCGCGTGATTGCTCACTGCTGGTGTAGGCATAAGCACCAGTGGACACGCCTACTAGGTAGGGGGGAACACCACATAGGCGCGCCAGGTCTAGTGCTGAATACTGAGCTGACTCGATCATCAGCATCTTGTCCGGTGTTGCGGTGCTGGCTTCGTAGCTGAGGAACTCGTTAAGCACTGCGGTCTGGCTGGTTAGTCGAGCCTCTTGAAAGGCAGCGCCAATTTCTGACAGCTCTTGCGCGCTTAATGGCTCGCCACCAGTCTGTTTTAATACGCCACTCGGGAGAGAACTCTGGGCATTTTTGTACCTACTTTGTTCTATCTTTAGCGCTGTAGTGATGGTCTGTTCTGAGCTGTAAACAATGCCTTGGATGGGGCTAAGGAACTGCACGATGTTGCGGTAGTCCAAGTCGTTACCAGCAAAGCTGATTGACTTAGAGGGGTGGAAAAAGACCGGGCCTTGCTCATCCAAAGTAGTAATAGAGCCTGCAGGTAAGCGCTGAAACTTGGTTGGGTAGCCGTCAACTGTGCGCTCGGTGATGTACCAAAAAGCGCGGCCATAGAACAACAGATCGTCAAGAGTCCAGGCCATTAGGAAGTTGTAGGTCACGGCTGGGTCTGGCTGGCGTAGCCACGAACGTGGCGCTAAAGGTAGTTCTTCCATTTCGCCTGTGGCATCGTTAAACATTTCGCCGTACATTTTCAG